TTGACTGATGCGTATGTGGATGAAGCTGCACAGGTGAGCAAACGGGCAATAGACATCCTACAATCACGTATCCGATTTAAGCTACGCGAATACGACCTACCACCCAAGATGCTGCTCACTTGCAATCCGTCCAAAGGATGGCTTTATAATGAGTTTTACGCACCACATAAGATGGATAATCTACCGCAGTATCTTGCATTCATACCATCACTGCCTACGGATAATCCACACCTGCCCGAAACATACATTGAAACCTTGGAGCGATTGCCCGAAATAGATAGGCGAAGATTGCTCTATGGTGATTGGGAATATGATGAGTCAATAGACAACCTATACCAGTACGATGATTTGGTACGCTGCTTCCGGGAAGAAGAAAGCAAAGGTGAAAAGTACATCAGTGCGGATATTGCACGCCTTGGAAAAGACCGTAGTGTTATATGCGTGTGGCATGGATTGCATTTGATTGAGATTCATGAACTACGCAAGCAACCAATTACAACCGTAGTCACTAACATCAGGCAGTTATGCGATAGGCACAGCATCAAACTATCTAATGTGATCTGTGATGAAGATGGTGTAGGTGGTGGTGTGGTAGATAGCCTAAAGTGTAGAGGTTTCTTAAATGGTGGTAGAGCGAAGCAACCGGATAAGTTCACTAATCAAAAAGCAGAATGCTATTTCAAGCTTGCTGAATTAATCGAGCAGAACAAAGTAATTTTCAAAGTCAATCAGTTCCGCGATGTGATAGTGCAGGAGTTGGATATGATACGCAGGCGGCAACCTGAAGCGGATGGAAAACTTGCAGTAATAAGCAAAGAAGAAATAGCACGCATGCATGGCAAATCACCTGACTACGCAGATGCTATTATGATGCGCATGTACTTTGAATTATTCCCCAACTACGGCAGCTATTCGTGGGCGTAGTATACCCGTGAAGGTATAAACAAAGGTAATTGTGTTGCATTTATACCCGCGTGGGTATAGGTGAGGTGGTTACAATCTGTAACCGATTGAAGCTAACGCATTGATTTTCAATTACACGTTTGTTAAAATTTGTTAAAATACTTGTGTATGCAATTATTTGCAGTACATTTGACCCATCAAACAACAACAAAAACACAAAGCCATGACAATCTCACAATCATTACAGCAAACAATTGCATTCGGACAATTAACACCAATGCAGCGTTTATCTATTATTCAAGCAGTTGGAACACGAACCAAAAATGGGAAGGTTAAAAGTCAGTCAAGACTTCGCAACGAAGTAATGAATTACTTTGTAGCTAATATCTATAATCAATAATTAAACGAGGGGTGCGGCTCATCAACGCACATTAACTTCTAAAAATCAAAACTATGAAAGCAAGTAAAGTAATCAAGTACATCGTATGGGGCGCAATATTTTTTGCAATTCTTAACTATTGTCAAGAGTTAAATGATTGCCTAATGAAGTACTAATTCGTATCTTTAAATCCAAATCAATAACAACATGAACTCTTTTCACAAAGACAATCTTGAAGCATTGCAGAAGTTCCAGCAAATGCTAAACGCTACACCTGATAAGGAAGGTATCGAGAAAACACCCGATGGTAAGGCGGTAACACTTGTAGTATCACACGTTGAGACCACACTTGATGAAATGTTCTTTGGGCATTGGCGCACTGAGAACTTTAAATGGGAACGCATAGCCAACGAAATAGTTGGTAGTCTTGACTTGGTTGTAATTCACCCCATCACCGGGTATGAACTGCGCAGGACAGGTGCAGGTAGTATAGTCATTATGGTGGACAAGGTACCGCCTCACATATCCACTGATCCAATAGAACGCAATAGATGGGCATTAAACGCAGATAACAAAAAGCCTAACGCATTAGACCTTGCGTTTCCTAAACTCAAAACAGAGTGCCTTAAAAACGCTGCAGTGTCCTTTGGTAAGTTGTTAGGGCGTGACCTTAACCGCAAGAATGTGGATGTATACAAGCCATTCAAGTTGAAGACTGGTATTGCTGCAGGCAACAAAGATGTGCAGTACTTACATGAACTGATTGAAAAGGCAAAGAACTTGGATGATTTGGACATCATTCTCCAGGCATGCCCGGAACAATTCTTTGCGGAAATAGAACCGTTAGTAAATGTTAAAAAGCAACAACTGAATGGATTGTTGTAATATATTCGCCCTATCAATAACAACACACAATGGAACAGACACTATTTAGAGCATCACAGCTTGGTAAGCTAATGACTGATGCACGCACAAAGACAGGACTATCTGAAACAACTAAGAGCGCATTGCTCGAAGTGTATGTGCAACAGAAGTACAAGCGTTACAAAGACATCAGCAACAAGTACATTGAGAAAGGTTTGGCAGTAGAGAATGATGCAATAGACCTTTGGCGCAGGGAACGCAATCAAATCGTATTTAAGAACGAGCAGATGTTCACCAATGACTACATAAAGGGCACGCCTGATTTGCTCATCAAAGATGGTGGCGTAGTGGTGAACGTGCCGGATATTAAATCGTCATGGGACATCCACACCTTCATTGATGCAAAGGCTAACGAGTTGAGCAAAGACTACTACTGGCAAGGTCAAGCTTACATGTGGCTAACGGGCGCAACTACTGCAACCTTTTGCTTTGTGCTTGTCAATGCTCCAAGTCAAATGATAGATACTGAAAAGTATCGCCTATCATTGCGCATGAATCTTATTGATCCACAAAGCAATCCTGAATTCATCAAGAAGGCACAGCGCATTGAAAAGAATATGATTTATGATATGCCTACCTTCCTTTCAGAAAACCCACACGCTAACCTTGAAAGTGATTTGGCAAATTGGGAGTATGATATACCAGTGCAGGAACGCATCCACGAAAAGGTAGTGGAGTTTGATGCTGATGCAATCGCAAAGCTTCAGGAGCGTGTACCAATGTGGCGTGAATACCTTAATACCTTAGCACTATGAGTAAGGAAATTAAAATACTGATTTACTTAGTAGCATCCGCAGTACTTGCATATCTATGCGCTTTATTCATTACGTTAGAAACCGATGTTACAAAATGGTCTAACACCGGTAGATTGAGTTTGCTAATGATATGGGGTATATTAAATGTTGGATTAATAATTCATTTAATGGTTTTTTATAACGAAGATGACAAATGAAAAAACAAACAGCAGTCGAATATCTTATTGATGCCATTAGAAACCGCATAGCGGATGGCACATTGAATGCAATAACATTAAGCGAGTTAAAGATAGAAGCTAAGGTGATGGAGCGTGACCAAATCATTGAAGCCTACAAGGCTGCATGCGAAGAAATGCTAAATCAAAAAGATTCTACATTGATATTTGAATGGGTTAATGCAATAAAATATTATGACGAAATATATAGATAGCCATGACAGCTGAACAACTCAAAGACCACGTGCGCAATTCAATGCAGCACTACTACAACAAAGAGCAAGTAATCGAATTAATCAATAAACTCAACAATGAAAGCAAAGGAAAAGGCATGGCAGCTGTACTCGAACTATTTTGATATTATCGAGAATGGTCAGCAAGAAGGCAATCTCGTTCAAGTGCATATCAAAGCAGTGAACGCTGCAGTGTTTGCAGTGGATGAAGCATTGATGTACGCACCGGATGATATCGTCAATGACTTTGAAGGCACAGGTGAATATTACTCAGTGAAAGCCTACTACCACCACGTTAAAAACGAAATACTCAAACTCAATGCACAAAAGAAAGTTACTACCGCTTGAGGATCTACGGCAGGAACGTTTGGTGTTGCTTAATATGTTTGCCAATGCCAAAACACGATACGTAAAAGATAACCTACACCACAGAATCAAAGCGGTCAATAAAGACCTATTCACCATAACCAAAGACACAAAGTATTTATGAAAGCAACACTAACATTTGACCTTAGGGAAGACCAGCACGCATTTGACTGCGCTGTCAATGGAAACAAATACCATGATATAATTTGGGAAATACAACAGCACCTGCGTAGCCTTGAGAAATACCAAGACCTAACACCTGAACAATATGAAATAGTTGGAAAGATTAGAGAATGGCTGCATGACGAATTACTTAATGCAGGATTAGCAGATAAGTTTTGATGC